GGAAATGGTTGGATTTAATAGTTTATTCTATGATTATCCAGTATTACATTATGCTTTACTTAATTTATGGAGTTTAAGAGGAAGAGATTTTTGTAAAAAAACATTTGATTATTCAACTTCTATTATTAAAGGTAGAAAAACTTTTATTAAAGATAGAGATGTAGTAAGAAAACAAATTGATTTGTTTAAGATTAATCACTATGATAATAAAGCAAAAATGACTTCATTAAAATTGCTCCAATTTAATTTAAGATTAAAAAATATCAGAGAACTTCCTTATAAACCAGGAACAGTATTAACTGATGAGCAAATTCAAACAGTTATAGATTATTGTGATAATGATGCAGATGCTACTGAATTAGTATATATTGAAACATTATCTGAAATTCAATTGAGAGAAAAATTAAGTGGTCAATATAATATTGATTTTACTAATTTTAATTCTACTAAAATTGGAGAATATATTCTGATAAGTAAAATTATTACTGCTTTAGGTGAAGATGCTGTTTATGATATTTTTGAAACTGATAATGGTATAAGAAAAAAAGTTAAAAATACTAAAAGAGAATCTATTGATTTGAATGATGTAATTTTTCCTTATATTAATTATACTACTGAACCTTTTCAGAAGATACTTGAATGGTTTAAATCAAGAGTTATTACTGAAACAAAAGGTGTATTTAGTGAAATTCCATTTGATGAATTAAAATCATTAGAACCTCATTATTTTATAGATAAGAAAGTTGGAAAACAAAAAACTCTTAACATAATTTATAAAGGATTTCAATATGATTTTGGTGTAGGAGGTATTCATGGTTCTGTTAGTCCTGGTATATATGAAAGTGATGATGATTATGAACTATGGGATTGGGATGTAGCAAGTTATTATCCAAATCTTGCTATTAAAAATAGATTTTATCCAGAACATTTTGGAGAAGTATTTTGTGATATATATGAAAGTATATATGAAGAAAGAAAACTTTATCCAAAGAAAACTCATCCTGCTGAAAATATAGCATTAAAATTAGCTCTTAATGGTTCTTATGGTAAAAGTAATTCAATATTCTCTGCATTATATGACCCATTATATACAATGAAAACAACAGTTAATGGTCAATTATTATTATGTATGTTATCTGAAAGACTTATGGAAGAAATTCCAGATTGTACAATGATACAAATTAATACTGATGGTATGACTGTTAGAGTTCATAAAAAGTATATAGAACAAATGAAAGCTATATGTGCAAGATGGGAAAAACTTACACAATTAGAACTTGAAAGTGTTATGTATTCCAAAATGATTATCAAAGATGTAAATAATTATATTGCTGTTAAAACTGATGGAAAAGCTAAAAGAAAAGGTGCTGCTTTTATTTATAAAATAGAACCAGGAGAATTAGAACTTCATAAAAACTTTTCAATGTTAATAGTACCTAAAGCATTAGAAGCATATTTTGTTGATAATAAACCAGTTGAAGATTTTATAAGAAACCATGATGATATTTATGATTTCTTTAAAAGAACTAAAATTAATAGAACTGATACATTATATGCAAGATTACTAAATGAACAAGGTAATATAATTTCACAAGAAGAAGTTCAAAGAATTGTAAGATATTATGTTTCTGGTTATCAACAATTTGATAAAGATTCTAAAACATTTATTCAAAATGGAACAGGTGTTACTTTAATAAAAGAAATGCCACCATTAGCTCAAAAAGAAACTAAAAAAATGATTACTGATTTTAATAAAGAAGTAAAAAATGGTTATTTAGGAACTTATGAGCAATATAAAGAATCTTTGATTAAGCCAAGAAATACTAATATTGAAGCAGGTTATTTATGTACTGTTGCTAATGATATGGAATTAACATCAATTGAGGAGATAAAATCTAAAATTGATTATCAATATTATATTGATGAGGTTTATAAAATTATTAATCTAATAGAACATAATGACAAATAAAGAGAAAAGTGAAATACAAAAGAAAATAGTTGATTCTTTAGATTTGAAACCTCATGGAAGATTACTTTTAGCACCCAGAGTAGGTAAAAGTAAACTTATTATTGATATAATTAAGAAGAATAATCCAAAATCAATTCTATGGGTAACTCCTTCAGCACAACTTGCTGATAAAGATATACCAGAAGAATTTGTAACTTGGAAAGCTAAAAAGTTTGTAAGTAGATTAACAACAGTAACTTGGATGTCTTTAAATAAAATGAAAGGTCATTATGAAATGATTGTTTTAGATGAAGAACAATTTGCTACTGAAAATAATACTTCTAATCTTGTTAGTGGAGAACTTTCTTCTGATTATACTGTAAGTATGACAGGAACAAAGACTAAACATGAAACTAAAAAAGACCTTTATAAGTCTTTAAACTTACCAGTATTATATGAATTAACAATAAATGAAGCAGTTGATGTAGGTATTCTTGCAAATTATTCAATTAAAGTAATTGAAATTGATATGAGTTCAGCAAAGAATATTACAGCAGGAACAAAAGATAAACCTTTTATGACTACTGAAATTGCTCAATATAATTATTTAGATTCATCTGCCAAGAAAGCAATGTTTCAAAAGAGAAAAGACATAATGTTTAGAATATTAGCAAGAATGAGAGCAGTATATGATAGTCCTACAAAGACTGAAGCTGCTAAATTCTTTATGGATAATCTAAAAGGAAGAAAACTTTTCTTTTGTGCAAGTCAAAAACAAGCTGAATATATATCTGAACACTTTTATCATAGTAATACTTCTGATAAAGATGTACAAAGATTTATTAAAGGTGAAATTGACAGTATTGCTATGGTAAATGCTGGTGGTATTGGTTGGACTTATAAAGAAATTGACCATTTATTTATGGTTCAAGCTGATTCTGATAAAAATGGAACTACTTCACAAAAGATAGCCAGAACATTATTAGAACAAAAAAATTACAAAGCAACTATCTGGGTATTATGCTTGGTTGGAACTCAAGATGAAAAGTGGATTGAATCTGCTTTAGAAAATTTTGATAAGACTAAAGTAGAATATATTAGATATAAAAATTTTAAATTATGAGAAAGTTTAAATTAATTAAAACATATCCTGGTAGTCCTAAATTAAATACTATTGTAGAAGTAAAACATGATGGATATATACATTGGAATGTAAATTCAAATGAAAATAATCCAACAAATTACATTCATAATTCAGCAATGGAACAATATAAAGAATTTTGGGAAGAATTGTTTGATATAGAATACAAAATATTAACTTTAAAAGCTAAAGATAATCATATTAATTGTCCTGGTGAAATTAAAGAAATTTGGAGGTCTGATTATAATACAGATTGTTGGGATATTCATTCAGTTAAAAGATTATCAGATGGAGAGATATTTACTATTGGAGATAAAACTCATTTAACTAATGGTAATTATTATAATTTTGAATTAAAAGAGTTTAGATTTTTTAATAATGGTAATAGTGGTCATTTAGAAAAATATAGAAATAAAACATTTTTAAAAGCTGGAATTGTTTCTGATTTACATAAAGAATCTACATTTTTTTATCTTGAAGATATAGTTAAAACTAAAATACCATTATTTAAAACTGAAGATGAAGTAGATATTTTTATAGGTGATGATTACTGGGTTTATGATTATGGGGCATTAAAAGGTACTCCATCTGAAATACATAAAGTAAATAGAGCTTCTCAAACTCATACTGGTAATGGTGTAGATAGAAAGTATTTTTCAACAAAAGAAAATGCTGAAAAATATGTTTTAATGAATGAACCTTGTTTATCTGTTAATGATATATTAAGAATTGGTATTCTGAAACCTTCTGTGGAAAGGATTACTTTTATAGAACAAGTTAAATATTTAGTAAAAGATAGATTAAATGGAAATAAATGATGAAATATTAGAAATCTTATCTGAATTAAAAATTCAGAAAGATAATGGAATATGTTATCTTTTATCTTTATTTTATGGTTATAAACCAGAATTTATTCCTGATACATTCAAACAAAGAATGAATATAACTGGTATATATGAAGAAGAGAGAGGAAGTATTAAATGGAATGTTCCATTATTTGAAGGACAACAGACTGCTTTTGAATGGGTTAAAGATTATTGTCAATTATTCAAAGATGCTAACCCTGCAAGAACTGGTCATGTTAGAGAAGCTACTGCTTTATTAAAGAAGTTATTTGCAACTAATCCTGAAATAAGAAAAGATGATATTATAGGAGCAACTAAAATGTATATTAGGAATACAGACCCTAAATACATAATGATGCCACATTATTTTATTCAAAAAGGTATAGGAGCAAGTAAAACTACTACTATAATAGATTGGATTGAAAAATTTAAAATAGCTGATGAACAAGAAAAAGGTAGAGAGTCAATAACTAATACTATGCAATAATATGAGTAAATATCAAGAAGTAAATGGTGATTTATTAGCTATGGCTAAAGAATACAAATTTGATGTGATAGCTCATGGTGCAAATTGTTTCAAGACTATGGGAGCTGGTATTGCTTTACAAATTAAAAGACAATTTCCTGATGTATATCAAAAAGATTACCAGGATATTAGAACTCCTACTCAAAGATGGGGAGATTATACTTCTATTACTTATAGTAATGGTAAAAAAGTATTATCAGTTTTTAATTTATATACTCAATATAGTCCTGGTCCTGATTTAGATTATACTGCTCTTGAACTATCATTAAAGAAATTAGCAAAGAATATTAAACCAAATTCTAAAATTGGATTACCTCAAATTGGTTGTGGTATAGGTGGAGGAAATTGGTTAATAGTGAAGGAAATAATCCAAAGAGTTTTATCAGACTATAATGTAACAATAGTGATATATGACCCTGAAGGAGGGTTTTAGTTATGAATTTAATAGAAGAATTTAAAAAAGGTCAATCAGGTGGTAATAAAGGTTTGCCTATGGGAGAAGGATTAGCTAATATTTCAAAAGCTATTAATGGAGTACAAAGAGGTAGAATTTATGGTGTTGCTGCTGCTCCAAAGGCAGGTAAATCAACATTTGTAGATTATGCTTTTGTAATTCAACCTTTCTTATATGCAGTACAAAATAATATACCTATTGAATGGATTTATTTCTCTTTTGAATTAGATAGAATTAGTAAAGAATTTGATTTTGCAACATATTTTTTGTTCCATGATTATGGAATAGAGAATGTTGAATTAGATGAAGGTGTAACTTATACTGTGGCTGGTAAAGTTAAGACTGTTATTGATTTATCTCCTGATTATTTGAGAGGTAGATTACAAGATGATAATGGAAACATTATTAAGGTTAAACCAAGCATTCAAGATGCTTTGAAAGTTGTGTATGAAACCAGGATAATTCCTATGTTTGGAGAGTTTGATATGGATGGACAGCAGATTAGAAAAGGTTATATAAAATTTATAGAACAAAAAGATAATCCAACTGGCATTTATAAATACTTAAAAAAACATGCAGAGAAATCAGGTAGATTTGTTAGTTATGAATCTGGTAAAGTATCAAGAATTGGAGGTTATGTATCAGATTACCCAGAAAAATATACTATCATAGTAATGGACCATTTAAGAAAACTTATCAATGAGAGAGGTTGGCAGATGAAACAATCTGTGGATAAAATGATTGAATACATGGTAGAATTAAGAAACTGGTGTGGTTACACATTTGTTCCAATTATACATACTAATAGAGGTATGACTGATATTGACAGGATAAGACATGCTGGAGACCAATTATATCCATCATCAGATGATATTAAAGATACAGGTAATTTAGCAGAAGATGCTGATTATGTATTTACAGTATTTAATCCTAATGATGAAAGATATAATTTAAAAAAACATTTTGGTTTAGAATTAAAAGATAGTAAAGGTAATCCTTTATATCCAGTATTAAGAACATTCCATTTAGTTGAATCCAGACATTGTATTTTTCCACAACATTTTAGAGCAAATATGCTTGGAAATTTAAAGAGTTTTAAACAAATTAATATTAAAAATTAAATTTTATGGTAGTAAAAATTATCAAAGATGGTCAAGAAATTGACATCAAAGATTTAGACAAAGATTTTGTAACAGCATTACTTAAAAATAATAAGTATGGTATATTGTTACAAAATACTTTACAGTTAGCTGCATGGGCATTACAATTATCTCAAAATGATTTAGATGAAGAAGCTCTTGAAAAAGAAGAAGATTTATTCACTAAAGAAAATGTAAATTCTTTACAGGTAATTGAAGAAGAAGTTGCTGTACCTCATTGTAC